TCGCCGATACCGAGAAATACCACCGGACGCTAATGGTCGTGCCCGACGAGAAAGACATGATCCTACGGGCGGTCGCCGACATTCTCGACCGGGACATCTCGCTCGCCGCCATCACCCGGGATTGGCGGGCACGCGGCGCCGTGACCGTGACGGGTAAGCCGTGGACTAGCCAGAAACTACGGTGCGCGTTGCTTAAGCCTGCGGTCGCCGGGCTGGCCGTGTACGGCGGCGAGCTTAAGGTCGCGCCGTGGCCGCACATTCTCGAGCGGGACACGTGGGAGAAACTCAAGGCCAAACTCGAGGATCCGGTCCGGTGTAACACGACGGGTAATGAGCCTAAGCACCTGCTATCGATGATCGCTCTGTGCGGTATCTGCCATGACGTTCTTTACTCGACGGGTGCCAAGCATCGGGGGGGCCTCGGGTACGGGTGCCGTAATAACGGCTGGCACTTGCGGCGGAACGGTAAGCACCTAGACGAGTGCGTCGAGGCGGCGGTCTTGGCATGGCTCGAGTTGCACGGCAAGACGGCGCTTAAGCCGCCGCCGCGGCGGGCCGGGGTTAACGCGCCCGCGCTGCGCGCCGAGGCGGGCCGCCTGCGGACGGCTAAGCGTGAGCAGATGAGGATGCACTCGGCGGGCACCATCGATAACGACGATCTCGCCGAGGGCCTGCGCGAGATACGCGACCGGCTCGCGGTCATCGACGCGCAGCTCGCCGTCAGCGACCAGCCCGACCCGCTCGCCGAATTCAGGGACGCGCCCGCCCTCGCCGTGTGGGGATCGCTGACTCTGCCGCGTAAGCGGGCCATCGTGCGGTTGCTGGTCGATGTGACGGTCTATCCGACGGCGCGGCGGGGGCCTGGTTTTGACCGGGCCTCGGTCGACGTCCGGTTCAAGGCCACTCCCGAGGAGGAGATATGAGCCGCAAGATCGTCATGCACCACGTAGGGCGCGGCGACGGGCAGCCCGAGCGGCGAGCGCCGACCGTGGTCGGCGAGCCGGACCTCGGCCCGTGCGAATATTGCGGGCTGCCGCTCGTGCCCGGCGTCGGCGAGGAGGTCGAGCACGCCCGGTCGGCCGGGCATGACGGGCGCCTGCGGTATTTCTGCGCGGTCGCCCCGGACGCACTACACCGGGTCGCGCAGCACATGTAAGCTCGGCCCCGTGTAGGTCCACGGAAAGCGGCCCGGCCCGGCGTATCCCCGGGGCGGGCCGCTTTGTCGTGCGAGGGCCTAGAAGACGCGCACGTCGCGCACGCCGCGAGCGAAGTGATCCTGTAGGAACCCGAAACGCTCGGTCTGGTAAAAGACGTTCTCCTCGTGATGCCGGGCGCGGAACACCTCGACGCCGGGGCACACGTGGTTGACGATCACGAACTGACCGCCGTAGTAGCCCTCTTGGATGTAGGTCAGCGTCTCGTCGCACCGCTGGTGATGGGCGGGCGCCGTGGTCGCCGCCGACGCCGACGCCGCGGTGAGCCCGAGGGCCAGCCCGGCGACGGCGGGCAGCGTGAGCCCGATGATCAGCAGTCGGCGGAACCCGCCGCGGATCCTTGACGTCATAGTTGAGTCCTTTCTAGTTCGATCCCGCCCCCCGGGCCGGTCCTAACCCGGCCCGTCGGGGTCCAACTGCACCGCGGCCCTGAGAGCGATTCTCCGGGCTCGCCGCTGCCGCGAGGGTACTCGCAAGCGGCGGGCCGCGGTCGGCGTCCCTGCGCTAGCCGGGCGCGTCCCGCGGCCTGTTTCGGCCCTTCCCACCGTAGCGGCGTCATCCGTCATCGGGGGGTTTCGATTTAGTGTCGGGCGGGGGCCTGCGGTTGCTCTTGGTCCCGAGGTAGACCGAGACCGCGCCTATGGCGGTCCCGAGCACGGCCGATATGGTCGCTATGTCCTCGGTCGTGACCTCGCGTCCGCGGTTGAGTATGGCGCCGATCGAGCCGATGATCAGCACGGCGAACACGCCGACCACGATTAGCACGGCGGCGACGCCTCGCCAGTCGACGCGCATCGGCGGGCTAGCCGGGCAGCGTGAACCGCGGCGCCGGGACGGCGAGCCGCGGGCCGGTCCCGCGCTGGCCGACGGGCGGCGCGGCGATCGGCACGAACCGGATCGAGTCGAGGAATATCACGCTTAGCCCGGTCGCGCCCGGCCAGTCAACCGACGGGTTTGTGTAGAGCTGTAGCTGATAGCCGGTCGCCATCATGACGTTTGCGATCACCCGCCCCGGCCCGCCGAGCTGTATCGCCGCGCACGGGTAAATCGTGGTCGGGGCCGTGAACCCGATAGGGATCGCGGCGATGACCGAGCCCGAGATCGGCATTCCCGGGCTATTCCATTGCACATAACCGCTAATCCAGCACACGCCGCGGTGATAGTAGAACCGTAGCGGGGGCTCGACGCCGCCCGCCGACCCGTCCATCCACCCGGGGCCGAGCGACAGTGAGTAGAACGCTGGCCGGGCGTTCAGCTCGGCGCGGGTGACCTCGCCGTCGGCGCCGCGCGCCCCGGTCGGCCCGGTCGGCCCGGCCGGTCCCTGCGGTCCGGCCTCGCCCTGCGGGCCGGGCGGTCCCTCGAATCCCTGCGGCCCTTCGGGGCCGAGCAGACCGACGGGGCCGGGCGGTCCCTCGGCGCCCTCGGGACCGATTAGCCCCGGGATCCCTTGCTCGCCGTCGATGCCGGGCGGCCCCTGCGGCCCGGCCGGGCCGAGAATCGACCCGATCTCGACCCATCCAAGCGGCGTGTTGACCTGGCTTACGAACCCGTATAGGTCGCCGTCCCGCGGGTCGCCCTCGCGGTGATAGAGCAGCGCGTCGCCGATCCGGCACTGATAGGCGGGCTGACCGGGCCTATCCCAATCGATCGGCAGATAGCCGGACGGCGGTAGCTCCTCGGGTGTCCGCTGGATACCGAACTGCCCGACGATAATCGCGGCGGCGCCGTCCTGCCCGGGTGGGCCTTGAACGCCGGTTTGCCCGGTCGGCCCCTGCGCGCCGCCCGGCCCGGCCGGTCCCATCTCGCCGCGGGCGCCCTGACCGCCCGGTATGCCCTGCGGGCCTAGCGGCCCCTGCGCGCCCATCTCGCCGCGGGCGCCCTGCGGTCCGGCCGGTCCCTGCGCGCCCGGCCCGCCTGCCGGTCCCTGCGGGCCGGGCGGGCCGGGTGGCGCCTGGAGGATCCCGGGGGTAATCCACGGTTGCCCGTTCGGCGATACCTCGCCCACGAACGTCCAGAGCGACCCGTCCGGGTCGTAAATCAGCGACCAGCCTAGCTCGATCTGTACGTCATTGATCGGGCGGCCGAGCCCATCCCAGTTCGCCTCGATAAACCCGTCGGGGGGCAGCTCGTTAGGCTGCCGCTGCGCGCCGAAACTCCCGACTATCAGCGTCCCTAGCGCGCCCTCGCCGGGCGGCCCGTCGGGGCCTTGAGGTCCCTCGGGACCGGGCGGCCCCTGCGGGCCGGGCAGCCCGGTTATCACGTCGACCGCGCCGGGCGGCCTCGGGATGATCACGTCGAATTCACTCATGGGTCACGTCCGGTGTGACGGCTACGCGGCCCCGGACCGCGGTAGCGACCCGGCCGTCCGGCCAAGTCAGTTGCATATCCCATCGGCCCGTCGGCGCCGACCTCGACAGTTGCGCCGACAGATGGAGGGTAACGACGTTCGGTAGCGTGATCTCGACGGCGAGCCGGACCGCCGAGGCGGCGTCGGGATCGCGGCGGATCTGCGCGGCGACGTCGACCCCGGTGAGGTCGTAAGGCTCGGTCCGCTCCGGGTCGGCCCAGAGCCGGAATACCCACGTGCGGGAGTCGCCCCGGTAAATGTAGAGGGGCGCCTCGGGCGGGGCGCCGAGCACGGCGGCCGGGGCGTACTCGAGCGCGGCGGTCATTTCGCGTTACCGCCCTGGTTTGACCAGGCCCACGAGCCGCCGCCCGATGCGCGCCGATACGAGCAGATGTTTCCGGCGCCGTTGACGTAGCTGATCACGAGCGATCCGGTCGGCGAGACCGCCATCGACACGCCCGAGATCGACCTCGAGCCGGGGTCGACCATATGCCACGCGCCTTTAGTGTCCGGGCCGCTGTAGTAAACCCGCTGATCGGATCCGCGGCACGCGCGGTAAATCTCATCCTTGAAAAACACGACGGCGGGAGTCATCCTGTCACCTTCCGATGCGTTCGGGGGGGCCGACGCCGGGGGCTTCCCGCCCGCGGCCTTACTGATCACGTAATCCCACGGGAAGCCGGGGCCGGGGTCGGTGCGGTCCCGCGGTTGGATGTCGACGTGCCCGCACAGACCGCGCCCGGACCCCTGCGCTTGCGACGCCGACAGCTTGACTATCGGGATCCCGTAGTGGCGGGCCTCCTCGGCGATCCACTCGGCGCAGTTGTCCAGCAGCCATCCTTGGCTGTTGAGCCAGTAGGACCGAGACCAGCCGTTCGCCGCGCCCGCGGGCGTGCACATCTCGATACAGGTCGACGCGCTGTTGTAATTGCCCTGCGCCCACGCGGCCCGGTCCCGCCGCACGTATTCGGCGATCGTCCCTTGCCGCTTGTTATCGGCGCCGACGTGCGATGAGACTTTCGCCGAGGGGTTGGCGAACCAGTTGGCGAGCGACTCGATCGTCTGCGCGCCCTCGGTCGTGTGTAGCACGATCAGCCGGACCGAGCCGGACCGGGCCGAGTGATGCGGCGAGGGATACCAGAGCCGTTTTAGCGCCATTCGGGCACCTCCTCGGCGGGATGATCGGGGCCGGGGTCGCCGCTCGGCGGGCCGCCCTCGGGATCCTCGAGCGGCGGGGCCTGGTCGGGCCGGTCGCCCTCGAGGTCGGCGGCCTGGCCGGGGGCCTTATCGTCCCTGGTCATACGGGATCACGCCCTCTGCTGTTCGGGAGTCGCGCCGAGGTCGAGCGTCATTGTCCGGGCCGGTGCGCCGATCTCCTCGACCGTGACGCGGAACGGTGGGCCGGTCGGTACGCTCGGCCCCTCCTCCGGTGCGGGCCAGTCGGCATAGTCGGTGAACAGATATCCCGCCGCCGCCTCGGCAGCCCCTCGTATGGCGGCGACTTCCCACAGAGGCAAGTAACCTCGGTCCGGGCCGAACGAAGTAGTCATCGTGAGACCTCTGGTTACTGGAAACTCGGTGCCGGTCGCGCGAAAATGCAGGGTCACCTGAAATTCGGTCATGTCTTGCGCCTCCTCTTGGCGGGCATCGGTTGGGCGATTTCGTCCTCAAGCTCGAGGGCGGTCGGCAGCGGATAAATCGAATGGCAGTTAATGCCGGTCGTGCCCTGCGCGAGCCAGTACGCGGTAACCGCGCCCCCGGGGCCGACGTAGACAGACGGGTCGGCGCCCCGGTCGCCTATCAGGACATTGCCGCCGCCGCCGCCCGTGACGTTTCGGGTTTCCCGCTGGCCGACGAAATAGTTATTACTGCGCGTACACGGCAGCGTCACGCCGGGGGCCGGGGGCCTGTATCCGTCCGGTAGCGCGGCGATCAGTTGGACGTTGCCGAGGTCGGCGGCGAGCGGGCCGACGGTCAGCGCGATATCCAGATAGACGTAATGCTCGGCCATGATGCGGCAGCGCAACCGCCCTGACCAGTTCGCGGGCGGCGTGAACGTCACCCACGGGCCGGGCTCGGGCGACGTGCCGGGCGGTCCTTGCGGTCCTTGCGGTCCCTGCGCGCCTCCCGGGCCGGGGTTGCCCTGCGGGCCGGGCGGCCCGTCGACCCCGGGCGGGCCTTGAACGACGCCGGGATTAAGCCACGGGCCGCCGATGGCGATCTCGCTAACGAATGTCCAGAGTCCCCCGGTCGGCTCGTAAATCAGCGACCAGCCGACGTCGAGTTGGACGGCGCCGACCGGGCGGCCGGGGCCGTCCCAGTCGGCCGGGATGAGCCCGTCGGGGGGCAGCTCGGCGGGCGCGCGGTTCGCGAAGCTGCCGACTATCAGCGTTGTCTGCCCGGGGGATCCGGGCGGGCCGGGCGGGCCGACCGGGCCGGGCGGGCCGGGGCCGCCGCCGCCGCCGCCCCCGAAATCCTGGTCGAGCGGTATCAACTGCATTTGCGCCGAGATGATCGCGCCCGCGGGCACGCGCACCAGGGCGAGCCGGACGCCGACGTAATCGCCTGCGGGCAGCACGGCGAGCCGGAATGTCGCCGTGTCCGGGTCGGTGACTACCGCCCAGATTTCATCCTCGCGGTTCTCGGCGCCGCCCTGCGCGGCCTGTACCTCGGCGTCGGCGTCCGACGTGATCACGGCGACCGTGTTATCGCCGCATTGGGCGATCGCGAGCCAGCCCGCATCGATGGTGATGCCGAGCCCGAGGGCGGGCGATAGCCGGACCGGCGTCACGATGCCGGATCGGCGGGCGGCGAGCGCGGTTATCACCTGCCGGTCGTCGTGCGCGTTATAGCGGCCCGCCTGGCCCCAGCGGAGCAACCCGGTCGGGGTCGTCATGACCCGATGTCCTCGACCGTGATCTGTAGCCCCGGCCCCTGGTCGCCGACCGAGCAATGGTGATAGGTCCCGGCGCCCGCCGACCAGATACGCCCGTCGAAATTCCGCTCAACCCGGGCCGCGTTGGTCGGGTGCTGAAATACCCAGTCAACCGAGGCGTGTGTCGGATTCATCAGCCCGCGATAGCTGATGACCGAGGCGCGGCCGAGTATGGCGGCGTTCGCGGGCTGGCCGGTCGTGCGCGACCCGATGCCGATGCGGCCCTCGAGGCTGCCGGTTACCACCCGCGGCGAGCTAGCCGTAAACCGCGCCCGATACCACTGTCCGGGCTCAAGAGGCATGCTGCCGGTCGCCCACGAATAGACGGCGGCGTCGCCCCATGTCTGTTCGTTCCTCACGACAGATACCGGCGTCCAGTTGCCTTGCATCATGAGGCGCCGCTCGAGCCCGGCCGTGACCGGGCGGATATCCATCTGCGAGGCGAGGGTCGCGTTTGCCGGGACCGTGATCCGGGCGAGGATGAGCCCGGCCCGGGTCGCCGACTCGGCCTCGGCGATGACCGCCATTGACCATGTGCCCTCATCCGGGTGCGGGTCCACCCAGATGAGATCCTCACGCGAGCCGGTCCCCGGGCCGGGGTTGGCGGCGACCGTGCTATCGGTGCGGGATCCGACCACGGCGCTAGTCCGGTCCCCGCAGTCGGTCACGCCGAGCCACCCGCCGCGGACCGTGATGTTAAGCCCGGTCCCGGCCGCGGCCTCGATCGGCCAGGTAAGCCCGGTCCGGTAGCGGGTGACCGCGGCGATAACGAGCCGGTCATCGGTGGCATCGTAGATCCCGCCTTGGCCCCATTGGAGCAACCCTGTTGGCTGTTCACTCATTCGGGATCGTCCTTTCTGCCATCGGCCCGGCGTGGAATACGCCCTGTAGCGTCGTGTCGAGCCGGTCGAGGCGGCGGGCGAGGGATTCGCGCGGCGCCGGGGGCGGGCTCGGCGCCGCAACCGTCCACGTAGCGATCCCGGTTTGCGCGTTGACGTCGATCTCAATGAGTCGGCCCGTGACGTCGAGCCCCCCGGGCATCAGCGGGGTTACCGCCCGGATCGTCACGTCATCGCCGACCCCGTATTCGGTGATCGGGGGCAGCGACTCGGGCGGGCTCGCCGACAGTGCCAGCGTCGGCGCGGCGTAGGTCGTCGCATACGTGAGCGCCCGCTCATCGAGCGTCCGTTGCAAGATCGTCCCGGGCCAGTCATCGACGGCATCGAGGCGCGGCAGGTCGGGTTGCGGCCGGTCGACTATGGCGACCGGCCGGGGCGTCTCGGCGGTCGCCTCCTCGGGCAGGTCGCCGACCGCAAACGTCATGGTGCGTAGCTGATCGGAATCCCACGTAGCCCGGTAGCCGAGGGCGCCCCCGGGCACGGTCACGCCGAGCCCGGCGCCCGCGGATCCGACCCGCGGATACGCGCACCTGAGCACGCACTCGGGCCGCCCCGCGGTATTCATGCGGTATTGCGCCCGGAATTCGGGGCCGTTGAGCACGTTCGCCAGATTGATAAGCAACTGCGCCCGCGAGGTCGACTCGAGATACTCGTATTTCCGGGTGCGCTCGAAACCGGGGCCGGGGTCGCCCTCCCAAAAACAGCCGACGTCGAGCACGGGTCCGGCGAGCTGATAGGCGAGGTCTATTTGATCCATCGTCCAGTCGGCGCCGCGTATGTCCCACTGTCGGCGGGCGAGGTAGCCGGGCAGCTCGGTCAGGGTGATGTTCGCCCACGCGGCGCCGTTCTCATCGGTGATGCCGGTCGGGACGCCGCACCAGTAGGGCTGATTGTCGTAGAACGCCCAGAGCCGCCAACTCCACAAGCGGCGTAGCCGGGCCTCATCGAGCCCGCAGGGGAGTACGACGGTCGCCTGACCGTGCCCGAAATTGCTTAGGCGGGACGTGCACGCGAACGCCGACACGTCGACATTGCCGAGCGGCGCCGACGCCGGGTCGCGTGAGTCGCCGATCATGTCGGCCCAGAATGTCCACTGACCCGGGAGGGGGATCACGGGCCGTGGCTCAAGGAGGGTCATAGCCACGTCGACCGCCACGCGAGCGTAACCGCGCCGTATCCGGCGCTGTAGAGATACCAGCGGGCCGACGATTGCGGCGCGACCGTGAGCGGCCTCGAGCCGGGCAGCACGAACGACGCGCGGGATAGCCCGCCAACCGCCGTCGCGGTTACCGTCGCGGTCGCAACGAGTATCTGCATTTGCGGGGCGATCGGCGCGAGCCGGATATGTGCGCCCCCGGCGCCGACTAGCCGGGATTCGGTGAGGTCGCCCTCATACAAAGCGAAGACGGGCGCCGCGGCGTTGCCGTCGTTCGCCAGCGTCCCGCTATTCGGAACCTCGGATGAGGCGTAACGCCACTGGTAGGCGCGGGTGTATATCCGGCCCGTGGTGACGTCATCGGAGATATTGAACAGGCGGCGGGACTGCCAGCGCGCATCATACAAACAGGGGTCGGCGGCGGTCAGGGTCACCTGATAGCGGTATAGCTCCGGGCCGTGCCAAGTGTGGTGTAGCGGTTCGGTCCCGGCCCGGACGTCGGCGGTCAGCGTCCGGCCGTGCCCGCCGTCGGTGATCGCCAGCGCGGCGGGATCCCGGGCCGCGGCGCGGCCGGTCAGCGCGTCTCGGAAGTCGCCGAGGGGACCGCGCGGCCCGGCCGCCGCGCCGGTTATCACGATCGTCCGCGGCCCGAGGGTTTTCGGCCCCCACGCGGCGCCGTCGGCGATCGACCGTTGCGCGTCGTGCCCGTCGACCGGGGGCGAGTCGAGCCAGCCCTCGACCTTCTCGACCACGGCGCACAGTCCCGATTCCTGGTCGCCGGTATTCAGCGGCAGCCCGTCCCACTCGACCGGGATCAACCCGCCAGCACCGCCGCCGCCCGGGGCGCCGACGTCGGCGTAACCCCAGTCGAACCCGCGGTCGTAGCCGCGGCCGGGGCCAGCGGCGAGCGCGGCGAGGAGCGGCGGCGGGGCGGTCATGATGCGACCCCGGCCGCTTGCGCCCATGCCAGTTCACGGGACACCATCGCGGCGAGCTGTTGCTCATCCATCCCGGCCGAGGGGTACACGTTGACCGTGACGCCGCCGAGCCCGCCGCCGAGCCCGCCGAGCCCGCCGCCGAACGTCGCCGACCCGCTGATACCGACCGAGGGGACGTCAAACGTAGCGGTATGGGCTTCCCGGTCCCATCCGACCTCGAGCCCGCGCATGAGATCGCGGCCCATCGGGATCGTGAGCCGTGACGGGCTGCCGATCTTGAGCGCGGACGATAGCGCCCCGGATATCCGGCTAGCGACGCTCGAGATAGTCGACATGACCGCCCCGGCCGCGCTGTTGATCCCGGCCTGTAGCCCGGACATGATCGCGGCGCCGCCCGAGCGGGCCGCGCTGACCGCCGACGCGAGCCCGGACGAAACCGCGCTCGCGACTTGGCTCATGCTCGAGCGCATCGCCGAGACCATGCCGGATCCGGCCGACCGGATCGCCGACGTCATCGCCGACGTAGCCGAGGAGACCATCGACCGGGCCGAATTCATGCCGGACGAAACCGCCGAGCTTATGCCGGACATCGCCGAGGAGACCGCCGACCGGGCCGCGGAGAAACCGGCCGACACGACCGACCGGATTACGCCGACCGCCGCGGCGATCGCCGCCG